ACATACAACTGATTCTATTTGAGCCTGACTAAAAGCTTCTATAGACTCATTTTTATTACAATCTGCACGATAAAGGCCATCAATAGCTTCAGCAGAATCTTCACGGGTTTCATCTTTAGGTATAAAATCCACCTGTACAGGATTAGACTTAAGATCACCCATTATTTGACGACCAGCTTTTCTTAAAACATTGAATTCACCCCTATAAGCGAGTTGAGTGCCTTCTAATACTGAATCATCCCATTGTGTTATCCAGTAAAACACCAGATCATCACTCGCACGCTCCCGGGTTTGTTGAGAAGCAATAAATGCTTTATCATGCATTTTCTTAAGGTCTTCTAATTCTAAAGCCATTATCGGCTCCTCTTTCCTTGCTTACGTTTATAAGCCCTATCTTCAGCAGCAGCAATTTGTTCTCTCCTACGCCGACGAAGATAAGCTTGGGCTTCTCGTGCTTCCTGATCTTTTATCTTTTTACGAACAACTGTCTTTTTAGGTGGATCAAACATTGATTTAGGCATTAGCTATCCTTTGTCCAATCATCAGCTTCTTTTAGTTGCTGAATTTTACTTTTTCTTTTTGGTTGATAACCTTTTTTCTTTGGAGGTTTAGCTTTTTTATTTGGAGATATAGGAGCTGGTATTGGAACATACCCCTTTTTCTTCTTTTTCTTTTTAAATGGATCCAATTTATACATTATATCAAACAAGCTCTTAGGCATTATCCCACCTTCCTATATTTTCTATTTCTAGGTTGAGCCCCCTCACCAATTACTTTTATGGGTGGCGGTTTTATACTTGAACCAAACTGTGGTGTATAAACTTTCTTAAACAGCATCTTAACTGAATCTGCCAGGTTAGGTGAAGGTATTTTAAACTTACGAAGCATCTCTTCTTTAGTAAAGAGTTCAAACATACCATTTGGGTTCGGCTTTATTGGAAGCCGGCAAAGCTCAGAACGTAATTGTGTCAATTCAGTGATATCTGATGAAAATGAAATCATGGTATCAGGATCAATATATACTTTCTGAGTTACTGCAATATAAGTCCGATAGACGCGATTACGAAGTTCAAAATAATATTGGGCTCTACAATTCTTTATTGCTTCTTTGTTTTTCTTTTGGTTTTGTATGGAAATCTTATCGGCTGGTTCATAGGGTGCATCAGGATTATCCACTTTTTCAGAGCCTTTATATTGGGCAACCAATGTGGCCTTTCCTTCAAAAACTCTGTTAACTTGACGGTTAAGGCCAATACCAAGACCATCGCAATCCCAAAGAAAAACATCAACATTATCCTGAATAGCTCTTCCAGTTGCCCAATCACAACCCTCATTTATATCTCCTGATGTTTTTAGTAAAACTTCTTCCACAACAGAACCATGTCTGAATGCATACCCTTTATCATCGTCACCTGTATCTGAGGGATCATGAGCAGCAACACGGGATCCTACCGCTTCGAATCCGAGTTTAATATGGGCATCAATACAGGCGTCAAACCATTCTGCCTTAATAAGAGCGTTTTCAACAGAGTCATTAAATGCTCCTTCCCATATGTGGTCATATAATGCTCTCGGCAAAGCTTGGAAATCATGCAGTCTTTCTTGTTCAAGGACTTCTGGGAACCAAGGATTATCTGAGTGATTAATTTTGACGATATAATGTAAGTCATCTTCATAGAAACCATCCTTATCTAGTTCTCTTTGGTACGGATTAACAAAACGTTCGGAGAAGGGATCAGCCGCACTCATTGGATTAGCCGATATCCATAGCTCAGAATCCTCTTCCCGGAGGGTAGGAGTAAGAATCTTTAAGCTTTCTTTAGAGATAAACTGTCCCTCCTCCAGCCAGAAATACTTAAACCCAAACATGGATTTAATGGCATCGATACTCCTGGCAAGTCCTCGGAATCTAAAACCCCCTTCAGACTCATGTATGATTTTATTAGAACGATTTTTAAAACCAGGAATTTTAAGACGACGTATTTCACTTTTCAACAATGCAAAAACACTATCATCAAGTGAATTCTGAAACTCACGTAAACAACCAACTAAAGCACCTTCAACTTGTACTTTATGAGATAAAACATCAGCAATTGACATAGATTTAGCACCACCACGACCGCCATAAGCCACTTTATAACGTTTTTTCTTTGTTATAAATGGTTTAAGTTTCTTTGGTACTTGTAGTTGAAGTGGTTTAATCATGATGGTTATTATTTAACCCAATTTTCTTTAATACAAGATCTTGTTTAACTTCAAACTTGCCTTGTTTTATTTTCACTTGCTCAAGATCTTCTAAAACTTTTTTAAGGACTTCCCTATTTTCTCTTACAGCATTAATAAATCGTTCCACATCTTCACTATATGTTCTTTGTGCATCAGCTATTCTACTTTCAACATATAACTCTCTGTTTTTTAGTGCTGCTGCTATCTGTTCTCTATGGTCTGTAGCTCCTTTTTCTGCCTTTTCAGCAACAGCTTTCAGTGAATTTGTTTGCCATCCACCAAATACCAATGCCAAAGAAATTATAGCAGAGACTGAAGTAATAAAAACCCATCTAGGCACGGCTTTCCTCGCTATGTCCGATAAATAACAGTGCTGCTCACAATATTTGCCAAGCTCTTCTGGGGACATTAATCTAGTTCAATATCATTTGGAAATAATTGAGATATAAGGCTAGTCAAACTATTTGCTAGCTCTATCCGTTCTTCATTAGTAATTTTTCCATCTACTGCAGCTTTTGAAAACCAACCTGCAACAAATGAACCGATTGCAAAGTACTGATACCATTTAATCTTCATTTTTCTCCTCCTTATTTAATTTGTAGTCCTACAGGTGGTGCAGGATTAGAGTAGTAAGTAAAACCAAAAGGATTAGGAGTTGACTCTCCATTTACATCTGACCAGTTAGTGGCTGACTCGCCTACCATTTCCCCATTAACCATCCTTTTAGAACTAACCCCAACAACGTATTTTCCTTCTTCAACAAAGGTAAAGGTAAATTGCAGTTCCGATGTAGTACCAACTCGATTCTCTACTCCTGCTTCATTTCGGGTCCACACACCATATTCAACAGTACTACCTTCAGGAATTGGATCTCCATTTTCAAGAGTAGTAGTGGCATTCCACGCAACAGTTCCTTGGTTAGCTGTCACCCATACCTGTGCTGAAGTTATATGAGCAAGCAGCGAGACACTGAATAGTATGTAAAGTGCTAATAAAGTCTTTCTCATTGTTTCTCCTCCTATTGTCAAACAGTTTTTCAAGTTTTTCTTCTATGATTGGCAATACTAGCCGCTCATCAACAAGTATATCAGGTATTATGCCTTCTTCCAACGTCATACTAAGTAGAAGTCTCATCATCTTCCTTCTTCACATCAACAAACGATATCTCCCACTTGTTCCCATTCCCACCACCACCACCCTCTGCATCAGGAGCCAACATCGGGTTATGCTGCAACAGATCAGCAAGGACAGTCGCTAAACTGCGAAGTGTCTTCGAGGCAGCAGGATCATTCGCTTTCAATAGTCCAGCCATCTCAATGGCCTTATGAAGCAGGACAGTTTCCAGCTCTACATACTTAGGCCCTAAAAACTTCTGTTTCAGAACCGAAAACGCCTTGGTTTGAGTAGCAGTTTCATCACCAAGGCGTTCAAGCACGTCTTCTAGGGAACTTATGTCTTCTAGGTTTATTTGTTCTTGCTTTGCCAAAGGAATTTGTTTCCACGTTTGTGAGTTGAACTTTAAAACAGCTAAAGATTCACTGTATTCAGCCGCTAGCTGTTCTAGTGTGATTCCTAAGACTTCGTATTTGAATTTTACAAGATCCCAGTTCGTATCAGACATTCCGGTTTCGCTCCTATTCTTTTTAAGACTTTACTTAGTATTATAGCATAGTTTGAGGACTTTGTAAACCTTTATTTTTCCGGGTCGTTCAAGTTTGTTTGGGTTGGGCGTGGTTGGGCTGGATGCAGGATTTCAGCTTTCGTGAATTCAGCCTCCCTGTTGGGCTGGATGCAGGATTTCAGCTCTGGTAAAATTAAAAAGCCGCGGATCTCAGACTGAGCCCGTCATCATAATAAACTTTTCATATCATATCAACCCCCCGGGGGCGTTGAGTGAGATTCATTAAATGAGTGGTATTCAGACTGTGAACTAGATTCAGTTGCTGAGCTGGATTCAGT